TGCTGTAACCTGACACCTGGTTTGATACTTTTTTACACCTGGTTTGATACTTTTTTAAATTTGGAAGACACATTGTCGGCAAGACATATCGTCGGCCCTTCTCAATACGCTGCCTCACGTCACTGCGATCAGGTTTTCGACCTTGAAACGGGCGCTTTCCTTTAGGGGTAAGTCCGTTCCGGCGTCCGAATCATAGGTCGCCTCGATGGTCAAGAACCGCCAGGGGCCGACGCCGTGGGCCAGGGTCAGGTCGTCACCGGACAGGACAATATCAATGGATGCCGCCGGCGGGTCCACGGCCACCTGATCCCGGTCATTAATGACCGTGCCGCGGGCGTCCGTCAGGGTCCAGGTTATCTTGTTGGGCGCGACCTCGTTTTCGTCCTCATCTTGGAAGGTCACCGCCACCAACAGCGTGCTCTTTTCAACGGCCGCTAAATCCAGGTTAATCGGCATTTGAACTCCTAAACGTGATCGTGGGCCGCCGGGCGGCGAAGGCCATATCCGGCTTGCGGGCGGTCAGGGTGATCTCCGGCCGTCGCGGCGCGAATGCGGCCGTGACCAGGCCGAAAACAGCGGGCGTAGGGTCGGGCCACCAGCCTTGTGGCCACCAAGCGGCCCACCAGCCCGTCGACCACCAGCCGTAATCAGGCGCGTCCATTAGACGGTTATCGTGACCGAGGTGCGGTTGCCGGACGCGTCCACGGTGCCTTCGACCACCACGGCCGCCCCGTCCGCGTCTTTGTAGGTATTAGTTCCCGTACCGCCGCCGGCTGACACGCCGGCCAGGACCGCCAAGAGCACTTTCAGCACGCCGCCCAGGCTGATCGCCTTGTCCCCGGTGCCGTCAATAATCACAGCCAGAATGTCGGCCACGGAGATGTCGTTCAGCGCGGCCAGGGAGGCTTCCAGGGCCACAGCGCCGGCCGAAAGATTGTCCAGGTAGCCCGCCCGAATCGCCGACAGGCGGGTCAGCAGGGTGTCCACGTCGGCCGGGAGGTTGGCCGCGTCCAGCTCGCCCAGGCGGCCCTCGGTGCAGACCGAAGCCAGGGCCACGGCGCCGGCCGAAAGATTGTCCAGGTAGCCCGCCCGGTCCGCCGACAGGCGGGTCAGCAAGGCGTCCACGTCGGCCGGGATATTGGCCGCGTCCAGCTCGCCCAGGCGGCCCTCGGTGCAGACCGAAGCCAGGGCCACGGCGCCGGCCGAAAGATTGTCCAGGTAGCCCGCCCGGTCCGCCGACAGGCGGGTCAGCAGGGTGTCCAGATCGTCAACGGCCTCGGACAGCAGCTTGTCCCTGACCTGGACCGGGAAGTTGAAGGTCACGGCCCCGGAACAGGCCACCGACACCTCGTACACGCCCTCATTGCCGAACTCGGACGCCCCGATCCGCAGCCAGTATTTGCCCTCTCCGGCCTCTTTCCAGTCGTCCGCCGTGGGTGAATAGCTGGTCAGCGATGTGGCCCCCTCGAAGCTGTATTTGACCGTGATGTCCCCGGCGCCCTTGCCGGTCTGAGCCGTGATGAAATCGGCGCTGCTGATCAGGACGACCGGGCACCATCCGTCCGTGCTCTTTTTGCCCTCATACATAGATCACCCCTGGAAAGCATTTTGGCCGAAAGTCTGGCCGAAAAGTTGCGGAGAGGGAAAGCCGCCCAAATCACCCCCCAAATCCGCCGCCTGGAAATTGTCGAGGCTTTTGGTTCCAGCGAACAATGCCCCGGTGTAAAGATTTCCGCTGATGTCTGTGTCTGTTACTGATACTATTTCACCGCCGTTTTTGAATATCTTGTGTGTGGAGCCGTCGCTTTGCAGCTTAACTATATCTGCTGCACCAACCTCAGAACCTGTACCTAGGGTTTTACTTATGCCGATGAGATACCTGACAAGGCTTGTAAATCCTGCGACACATAATACTGCATAATGAGTGCGTGCGGAACTACTGTCTTTGCGGGTGCTACATCCACAGAAATTTCCCGGGGTAGGGCTCTCAATATACAGAAATTGACTATAATGGTCATCCGACGACAGGACACAGTCTGCTCGCAGCTCTCCCCGCTTGTTGGAAGCCCCTTGCCCCACGGCATAACCGTTTCGGATTGGGACGTTCGAATAATTATAAAACTGACTCCAGGTCCAGCCCTCGCCGCTGTCAGTGGTCGATCCGTCCAAATTGCCGCTTCCAGAAAACCCATCGGACCCGGAAGTCTGTGGCCGTTCCGCCCGTTCCCTCAGCCCCGGCGGCTGGAATGCCAGGTCGTCATCAACGCGATACTTTCGCTTCCAGTTCCAAAGCAACCGCTTGCGGGCCTCTATTCCATGATCGGCTAAGTTGCGGTATTGCCGATGGAGCAGGGCCTGTATCCGAGGCCACGCCGGGTCGTTTTCCCCCTGGAATTTCCGACGGGAGATCAATGAGTGCCCGCCGAGCCAAAACTCCAGGTTGCCACGATGTGTGCAGGTCGGCGGCAGAAATCTTTCGCCGCCCTCGGGGTCACCCAATTCCTCAAATATTTTAACTACAATGTCCCGCAAAAGCGTAATGGAATCCGGCAGTTCGGACAGCTTCAGCCCCAGCGCCGACCGCCACGCGTCACGCTGGGCCTGAGTAGTGTGATACTCCCGGAAATCGGTCCCGTCGTTAAGGGCAATATAAGAGGAGTCCAGCGGCTCAGTAGTGCAGAAAAATCCATAGGCCTCGCTGGGCGATATAGCCCGCATGTCAAATAGCCCCAATGTCCCCGCCGGAGCTATCCAGGCCGGGCCTGTTTCGGGATCATCCCGCCAGACCCAGGGGCCGAGATAATAATACTTTGTCAACTGGTCTTCCCCTGGATCGCGCCCAGCTCCGCCAGCCTGGCCGTGACCTGGGCCTGGTAATCAGCGGCTCGGTCGGTCAGGCCGACCTTGGCCGCGGCGTCGGCTCGCATTTGCAGGTCAACAATTTGAGCTTCCAAATGGTCCTGGATTATGGCTGGGTCTTCGCCCTCGGTCCAGGTCTCCCCATTCCACTGGGGCCGATAGAGTCCGGCGGGCGGGGGCGTGGTGATCTCCGGCACGACGCCCAATTTGGTTACTAAGCGCGCGGCCCCGCCGTCCGGATCGTAGTGCACGGTCCCCCGCCAGTCCGGAGTGATGGACCACTGTCCAGTCGCCGGATCAAACACGGCCGCCTCGTTGGGGCCGGTCTCGGGCGGGGCTTCAGTCGTGGCCTGGGCCGGGATCAGATACACCTCCCGCCCTTCGGCCGCGTCTTTGGGACTCAGCCGCGCCTCACGCCCGGCCGGATTCAGGACCTCGCCGGTTTCAGGATGGTAGTCATATATTTTCATGGCGTCCCCCTTAGTACTTGATGCACCACATCACCGCGATGTTCACCGGCCGAGTCTCGTTACCGCCGGAGGCGTTGGTATTCGCTGTCCCAAACGAGGTCCCGGCCGCGGTGGTATCATACGCCCCACCGCCCTGGCCGATTTGGTTGTACCCATGATTGTGAGATTTAAAGCCGTCGGCCTGCTTCGTACCGACGTGATCGCCGGTGGTCCCGTCCCCGCGATTCGTCCGGCTGGCCGCATCCGGGTCGAGCCCGGCCCCATGGTCCCAACCGCGCAGAAACCGGCCGCGCAGGTCAGGCACATTGAAGGTGGTGCTGCCGTCGCCGTTGCCGTAAATCACGCCGATCACCGCAAACAGGCCCGCGTACGTGGTCCTCGATATGGCCGAGCCGTCGCATTCCAGCCAGCCCGTAGGCGGGGTCTCGGTCGGCCAGGCCGTCAGCGCTCCGGGCGGGGCCAGGCGCACCATCACGGCCCGGAGCTGGGCGTCGTCCTCGTCATCCAGGGTCAGGCCTTCCCCCTCGATCACATTGCACAGCTCTTCCTGGACCGCGTTGGCCCATTTGGCCGTCACGACCGTGGCCTCGACTCCCCCGCCGGGATCGCCCTCCGTGAACAGGTTGTCGACGGTGGCGCCGTCGCCGTCAATTCGGTGCATGGTTAACCTCCATAGCTGAATAATACGTATGTATGCGCGGGCTTGCGGGCCTCGATCACGCATTCCAGGACGTCGTTTCCCCAGGAGGCCAGCGGCTCGCCCACGGCCGACGCGCCGACGCGGAACGACGAGACCGTGCTCTCGGGCGCGTTGACCTGCCAAGTGAAAGCCCAGTCGCCGTTGGTCAGTCGGTCGCCCGCGCGGGCCGCGCCCGCCCGGAACTGGGAAAACTCGGTGATAGTGACGTCGAAACCCAGGGTGTCGGCCAGGGCGATGAAGTAGGCCCGGGACTGCCCGCCCCGCCCGGCCAGCTTTTGCCCCACGGCCGCCCGCCGTTCCTGCAGGCTCGATCCCGATTCCAGGCATTCGTCCGGCAGGCCGCAAACCCGCTCCCAGTCCTGCAGCATCTCGTAGGCGGTGCGCGGATCGGCTTCATCCACCAGGTCCCCGGCGCGTTCGTCGATCCGGGCCAGGCCGTCGGCCAGGCCGAGCAGCAGGGCGGTCAGGACCGCGTCCGGCTCGCGGGTCCAGGCCGCGCCCGGAGGCAGCAGGGCTTGGAGCATGTCCAGGTAAGCGGCCGCGCTCAGACCCATGTCACCGTCCCCATCACGGCGATCTCGCCCGCGTCAAGTTCCACGTTCGCGGCCGGCGCGGTCAGCACGTGGTCGGTCTCCCCGGCCGCCATGCTGATCGCCTCGCGGATGTGGCTGAGCAGGATCGTGCCGGAACCGTCGCCGTCCTCGACCTCGGCCTCCCGCCGCAGCAGGTCGACCAGTTCGGCCTCCACCGCCGCCCGGACCGTGGCGGTGTCCGGGGTCAGGGCGATGGTGAAATCGACCTCCACCGGCGTGGGGGCGAAGACCGTCACCGCCGCGGTGACCGGCCGCCGGGCGTCGATATAGTCCTGGACCGCGGTTACCATGCCCGCGTCCGGTATGATGCTCGACTCCTGATCGTCGCAGACGAACGACACCCCGACGGTGCCCAGCCCCAGCCAGGCCGGAAAGCACCAGGCCCGGGTCACGCCGGCCGTTTCCAGGGCCCAGGCTTTATAGTCGAAATCCGCTCCCCCGTGCGGGGGTTCCTTGATGCGGTCCAGCAGCCGCTGGCGCAGATCGTCATCGCTTTCTGTGTCCGCACCCCCGGTCAGTCCGTCGTCGTCGACCACGGCCTCGCTGTTGACCCCGGAGACCGGGTTGACCAGGGTCAAAGTGCTGGCCGCGTCCGTGTTGCCGTCCAGGCCGGCCTCGACCGCGGTCACCGCGGCGGTGGCCGCGCCGTCGGCCAG